ACCGGCACGATCCTCGGCATGGGGGCTGAGGCCCAGATCGTCGAGGGCGAATTTCAGCACGGTTGATTTTCCCGTTCCGGCAAAGCCAAACAGTCGGAACACCTGCTGCTCGTCCGTGCGACTATGGAACCAGTCACGGATGGCGGCGATGGCCTGGGCCTGAATGTCCGACGGAGTGATGTCGCCCATCATCGTCACCGGGCCAGATAGCGTTTTTCGACATCGGCCAGTCGGTTGGCCAGCGTGCTGGCCTGGGAGACCAGGGAGGCGATGTCGGTGCGCAGTTGCTCGATTTCGGGATCGGTGCGGATGGGTCCATAGGCTGCTTCGCGGATCTGCTCGATCATCTTGCGAGGCAGCTTCAATTCTTCGGCAACTCGCTGGTCGCTGAAGCTATCCAGGTACATGCCCTTGGCATCGTCGAACACCCCATCCAGCTTGTGGCGGATGCGCATGCGCTCGTCGGGAGTGGCGGGACGGAGGGCTGGCGAAGTCATCGGCATTTCCTTCCTGATGGTGGGTTTGATGGGGTTCGGCGCAGCCGGTTTGATCGGCGGGCTCGGACGGGCCTTGCAGTCGGGGCAGATGGTGCGGCGCGGACGGTTCTTGTCACAGTCCCATCCCTTGGCCCGCGCCATGCGCTCGACTCCATCGGCGTGATGGGCACTGCTCAAGGTGATATCCAGCGTGTCACCGCATTGGGCGCACCACAGGCGGGCAATGGTGCGTGGGCCGGTGATGTCGCGAACCTGAAGAACGTCGTAGCTGAGGGCGCGGCGTTTACCGGTCATCGGTACGTCCCCCAGCAACGGTCCTGCCAGGAACAGGCCCCGTGCCACCCGCCGGCCGTCTTGCCACCACGGCAGACCACCGAACTGCGCTCGGCGGCGGCGCGGGGCAGCAGCTCCTGGGCATCGCTGGCCTGGACCACCTGGAGGGCGCGGTCGCTCATGGTCTGGGCCAGGGCGGCGTCGAACGGCACCAACTCGCAATGGATTTCCCAGGTATCCCGGTTGAGCGCGGTGAACAGCGCCGGGGCCGGCAGATCCATATAGGCCTGATAGAGGGCAAGCTGGGCGGCATAGACCGGCTTGGACAGCACCACGCCGCGTTTCACCACGTCTTTCCAGGACGATACGCCCAGCGCCTTGTTCTCCCACAGGGCGGGATAGGCCATAGCCACCGGCCCGCCGACCAGGCAGCCGTCGATATGGCCCTTGAAGCGACCGTTCAGCACCGAGAACCCAAACTGCCGCCCGTCGCGACGCTCGGTGCGCAGATCGAACCCGGCGGCCCGCAGCCAAGCCGCTACCACGTCCTCGCCCCGATGACCGGCCTCGAAGATACGGAGCGTCTTGGGTTCAAAATCCCGGCCTTCATCCTTGGGCACGGCGAGATAGTCGTACTGGATCTGGCGCAGGCATTCGCGGCCAATACCCGAGGTGCTGACGTACTGACGAGCAACCTGAGAGCGGTTGCGGACCACCAAGGCGGCATCGATGGCGGCGTTGACTGCCACAGTAATGCCGGGATCGCGGTCGGGCTTTTGGTACTGGCAGCCGGAGCCTGTGTTGAGATCAAGCATGGCGGGCCTCAGAAGGGGATTTCGTCGTCGAAAGGGGTGGCGGTGCGTTCCTTGACACCGGCCTGGCGCTGCATGGACTCGACGTATCCGGTGATCGCGGCCTCGATCAGCAGGTCGATGTCCTCGGCAGTTCGGTTGTGGAATGGGGCCATCAGGCCCAACGCCGTCAGCGCCTCGGCAAAGGGGCGGCGGGCATCCTTGATGGCCTGGATTTCTCGGGCGGTCTTGTCGATCATGCCTTGGCTCCGTCGGGCAATCTCGGCGCCAGCCTGCTGGCAGCGCATCGAGCAGAAACGGTGGAATGGGTGTTCGTCTTGGCGCAGGCGGTGGATATATCCGAACCCTTTGGCCTCCCGGCCGCACACTGAGCACAGCATCAGGCCAGCAAGAACCGGGTCAGGTCCGGGTGCTCGCCGGGCTCGTCCTTGATCCGCGAACAGCACAGCACCACGAAGCTGCTGATGGCGGCCTGGGCCATGGCTTCCAGTTCCCACATGGCCAGCCCCCTTATGGGCTGGTGCAGTTTTCCGCGGGCTTCGAGCCATTCACCGATCGCCTTTGCCGCCTGGCGCGTGACATGCGCCTGCCATTCATCATCCGTCATGGCAGGCGCCGCCTTCGTCAGGTGTTGAGCCAAGCCGGGCCGGTGGCCGATGCCGCCGGGGGAGTGGGCTGCTGGACTGCGGGCTGGGGCTGCGCCGTTCCCTGCTGATCCCACGGCACGCTACTGGCCTGTTGCAGTGCCTGCACCGGGGCGGTATCGGTGGCCCAGGCCGGAGCGTTCTGACCGGCAACGGCAGTGGCGGGCTTGCGCGGCTTGGCGTTGATGGGTTCCGGTTCCACCGTTTCACCCTTCATCACCATGGCGTATTGCGGTTCGTCGGGCAGCACTACGTTGGCCAGCCGATTCTGATCATGGTAACGGGGATCGCTGGGGGGCTCGACCATGATGCGGGCGACGAAGGTGATGCCGTCCAACTGTTTCAGCCCCTGCAGCACCCGTTTGGCCTTGGCGGCGTCGCTCATGTCCTTCGGGCTGAGACCCAGGGCGCTGTCGACCATGGCGCGGAACGACGCCTTCGAGATGTTCCAGGCAATGGACTGGCCCTTGTCGTCGAGCTTGCCGCCGGCCACGGTGAAGTTCTGCCAGAACTTGCGGCGCACGAACGGCCCCTCGACCACGGTGAATTCGCAGTCCAGCATCTTGGCGTCGCTCTCGGACGCCGCCTTCAGCAGCCCGGCATCCATGGGCACCGAGCCGTTGACGCCACCGGGGCGAATGGTCATGCGGATCTTGGCAAAAGTGCCGTCGGGGATCAGTTCCCCCGAGGGCATGCGTTGAGCCTGGGCATCGTTGAAATCGTAGGACATGGTGATGGGTTCCTTTCAATCAGACGGGGATACGGTTGATCTTGGACAGCAGAGCGCCGAGGTCCGGCGGCTCGGTCACGTCGAGGCGACCGGAGCGATCCTTGGCCGGCAGGCCGTAGGGATTGCCGGAGCGGCAAACGAGGCGGCGCTCGGCAGCCTTCTCGTTCAGTTCCCAGTTGCCGTCGGCGTCGTGGGAAAACAGGTGCATGGAGATGACCTGATCGACGATGCCGGGCAGTTCGCGCCCCGCCTTCGATCCCTCCATTTGCGGCTGCCAGGTGGTGGCGTTGAATTCATCGGTGACCTTCTCCAGCACGCCGACGAAGATCACCGTCTTGCCCGGCGCGTGCTGCAGGTGCTTCAGCGCCTGGATCACTTCGCGGCCCAGTAGGCCATAGGCACCGCGGATATCGGGCTTGCCGGTGCGGTCGGAGAAAGCTTCCGGCTGCTGCTTGGCGAAGGCCATGGCCTGGCGAGTGAGGTCGGTGATGGAATCGACGAAGATCACCGGCATGGAGGCGAGGAATTCCTCGACGCCCGATCCGGCATAGAGTGAACGCACATGCTGGTGATGCTGGGCGCTGTAATAGGCGTTGGGATCGGCCGCCGGATCGGGGCCACCGATCAGCACCACCAAGTCCCGGAAGTCGCCGAAGCTGCGCACCGGGATGCTGGCGCCGGACCAGTCCTGGACCGACTTCATGCCCGCCTCCAAGTCGAGGCAGACGGTGTGGGCGGGCGGCAGGGTCTTCAGCAGCGAGGTTTTGCCGACTCCAGGTGGGCCGAAGATGGCCACCGAGGTCTTGTTGCCGGCGGACGACAGGCGCTCGTCGGCGGTGATGATGCGAACGGCCATGGGATCATGTCTCCTTGATGTCGGGGGCGGCGGGGCGTTGACCGGGCGCCGAAGGGATGCCGGCCCGCCCTTGCGGAACGGGCAGCCCCGCCGCTGTCTCAGGGGGTGTTGGGCTTCAGCGTGAATGTCAGCTTGCCGGTCTTGACCGTGCGGGCCGCCTCGAAGGCGGTACGGATGTGGGCGGGCCAAGCGCCGTATTTGCGCTCCGGCACCTTGAAGGCGGTCTCGATGTATTCGCTCGGATCATCGCCGCTGG